TTCCATAGAATCGAAGGTGCCAACGAACAAAAGGTATTCAACTACTTACTACAATCGTTAGAGACTGAAATCAATTATATGAAGATTGGTGAGGTCATGGAGTATTTGGAGGGGAGAATGTCAAAAATGATACTTTATACTTATGATGCCTTTCTTATAGACACACATCCTATTGAAAGAGAAAATCTTTTAAACGACATTAGAGAGATAATGGAGAAAGGCGGTTTCCCGGTTAAAGTTGAAGAAGGAGAGAATTATAACAATTTAGAGGTTATAAGTTAAAATTTTATATTTATATCATATAATTATATCCAATTAATAGACAATAATATGCGTTTAATAAACCTTATCCCATTACATGAGATTGATTTTCCATCTCAGGCAGCATTTGACACTTATAGTAAAAATCATAAATTAAGACCTGATACAAAGGTAGTAGTTGCAGGTAGAGTAACAACCGCAGGTAGAGCATCTAAAGTTGGTGGAACATCGGTATTTGGTAATGATGACAAACTAAAAAAATATGGTGATAATGCGTTTAATCAAATGATGGCCGATAAGGATAAAAAAGAACCTAAAAGAGTATCTTTATCCGATGAACTGGACAACATAGCAGATTTAACCGATAATAACGACCACAATGGTGCAGTAATGGCATTAGCAAAAATGATGGGAGATAAATCATCTACGGCTGAAATGCAAAAAATTCAAAAATATCACAATTTAAAAGGCCATATGCCACAATCTTTAATTAAATATAGAAGTTCAATTTTGAATAACTTATTAGCACAGGCTAAAAAGAAATATGGTGATAAGTTTGCAAAGCAATTACATAATTCATTTTAATAAAAAAATAGATGTCAATAAATTTTCAAGAAATCCTTAAAGAATTAGAATATCGTGTAGAACATGGTATTATTGATTTGACAAAAGAGGAACAAGTTACAAAATTAGTAGAAATATTAAGAGAGAATGGTGTTTCTGATGCTAATGAAATGGCACAGAAAGCAAGAGTCTATTATTCTTATTTGGATGAAGCAAAACAATCATTAGATAAAGTATTAAAACAAAAATTTATAAACCCAGATACCGATAGAGAGGTAACTGTTGCTTCTGCATTAGGATATAAGAAAAATTCCAATGCATATCTTAAGGCAAAAGGTATGATGAGTACTGCAGGATATTCGGAAAAGGATATTGATATGGTAGATGCTGGCCCTGATGACGAAGAAAAACCTGTAAAACCAAAATCAAATGTATTTGGTAAAGATAAAGGTGGTAAAGTATTTGAACCAAATACAGTAACAGTTACCGATGACAAACAAAAATCAGATAAAGTTCACTCTACATTATATCCTTCGGATAAAATCCAAAAAGGTAAGATAATGGGTGCACCCAACGAAGGTGACAATCAGGTTAAAAATGATATGTTAAAACATGGATTTGGTGGTTATCAAAAAGCTACAAAAAAGAAACCTGCTCCGGGTTCAGCCGGTTCTGCGTTTAACGAAATAGTATCGGGAGAAGGTGTAAAGATATTAGAAAAATATCCTGATTTAAGTGAAACGGAATTGGCACGCGTTATAGTGAAACAATTTTGTGGAACAAAATTAGGAAAAGAACAATCACCATCCACGGATGTAATGAGGTCACTACCAGCTGATTTAAAGAACAATGCTTGTGCATCAAAAGCTTTAATATCTGCTAGGTCTGCAAAAGACAAATACGATAAGGCTAATAATACTAAACAAGATTTACAACAAAAGGGATTATTATCAAAAAATACCAAAATAACTCCGTTTTATGGTGCAGATGATTCAAAGTCTGCTCAAATAGAAATGGTTAAAAAGGCAAAAACAATAATGCTTCCAGATGGGACTATGGTTAGAAGAGACGACGCAATTGCATTTGTAGCTGCAGGTGGTGGAGGAGCAAACCCATCAGATACTGCAGTGTTTATACAAGATGATAAGGGTAATTTGGTAATGAAATTTTATTCAGATAAAACATCACCTGCCGACATACAAGATAACTCAACACTATCACAAGAAATAGCAGATAAAGTTTCACAAATTGATTCATTGGAACAAAATAAAATTATAAATAAAAAACAAGCAGCTGCAGCCAAAGGAATTATAGCAACTCATGCTAAAGGTATTCAAATAATTGAAGAATCTTATTCCGAAGGAAATAAATTCGTTGCACAAACCTTTATTAAAGGTGGTACTGGTTATGATTTAAAAGAACAAGTAAAAATATTAAATAATAGTGAATCTATTTCGGATAAAAACTGGTCTGAGGCCGTAATGGACAAAAAGGGTATTAAAAAAGAAATAATAGAAAATTTACCAAAAGGATGTAATCCAAATAATCCAACAAAAGAATGCCAATATGCTAGTTTATTAAAAGTAGTAGCAAGTGGAAGTGGTACGAATGCACAACAAAAAATTATAATGAAAATATCAGGAATATTAACTGATAATTTTATAAATGCGGAAAAAGAAATACCAGAAGGAATCGATGTAAATAGTATAGTAAGTGTTCAAAGAAAAAAAGTTGCAGATTCTTATCATAAAATGTTTAGAAATTTGGATAAAATAGTTGTAAAAGTTGGTAATACTAAAAAAGGATTAGGAACATATACACAATCTGAAGATGTCATTGATTCTCTACATTTAACTCTTATGGATTCTCCACCAAATAAGTATGTACCGGGTAATCCAAATAGTATGATGGGCCAGGCATTTGAGGCAAGTATGGGTGGTGTTATGGTTAATGGACAATTATTGAGAGAATGTTTGGGTGTTCAAAATACACAAGAATTTAAAGAAAAATTTTCCGTAAAAGAAACACAAGAAAACACTTATGAATTTTCTGAAAAAGAAGCTATGGTAAAATTACAGACAATGGGTATATCTAAGCCTACGAAAAAACAATTGCAAAACGCAAGAAATGTTACCGGTATGAAAATTCTTAGTTATGCCGTTGATAAAAAAACGGGTCAACAACAGGAAGTTGGATATAGAACATATAGAGGTAAAGCAGGAAAAACATCGAAAACTAGTACAACAATGCAATATAGTCCTCAAATGCAAAATTGTTTTAAATCAAAAAGTAATAAGAAATAATGAATACACAACTACTTTGCCTTTTTACGACAAAGGAGGAATTAGATAAATCGGTTAATTTTATATTAACAAATTATACTCTAACTAACCCAAATGTTTTCATTTTAGAAAGTAAGATAAGACCTGAAGAAGCATTTATTACTTTTAATGTTGAGAAAGGTTCTAATGCAATCCCTTCCGAATGGAAAACTATTTTAGTACATAGAAAGAAACAATCTAATTCAATATACACTATTAATGCACTTAACGAAGTAGTTAAGTCAAAAACGGGTGGTATGTTGGATAATTCTTATATGATTGATTGGGAAGAATTTAGAAATTGTATCTTAACCACATCTAATACAGGTTATAAAATGATACCTACAAAAGTATTCAAAAGTTTTAATACACAAAATTTGGAGAATTAAGATATTTTTCTTATATTTGTTTCATGACAAAGAGAAATAGATACACTCCAATTCAAATTCACGCAAACGTACCTTCGGACATTTTCGAAAACAATAGACGAGAACTTGCAAAAGCAATCGTAGATGGTATTGCATTCGGAATAAGAAATAAAAAGAAGAGAGTTGATTTCGCAAAAGTCTTAATTAAAGAGGTTATAGTTATTACATTATCCATTGATAGTAGAGAATTTACAGAATTATTAGAAGAACAATTACAAATCCTTATTGACTTTGAGGAATACGAAACTTGTGCTCTTGCAGTAAAATTGAAAAACAAATTAGAAACAATTAAAGAATAAATTATGGGTGAACAACATGTACCACTTACAATTGATGAAAATGGATTAGTTACATCAGTAGGAAAACAAAACAATGAATTAGACATTTACGAAGATTGTATTATGTGTGGAAAGAAAACCACAACACTTAAAACTGCTCATGTAGATTTTAGATATGGTTATGTAGAGGGAGCAGGACAAATGTGTAGAGAATGTTATTTAGGTGAGGATAGAAATCTTATCACTGTAAATAGTAGAACAATTTTAGATACACCAAACGATGCCGAATTAGGAGCAAAGGTTAGAGAATTATATTGGCAAAGTAAAAAATAAGTTATGGCAGAAAAGAAAAAAGATTCGGAGTTATTTTTAGGTGGAGGACATTTAAATATTCAATCATCACAATATGTTGAAACCTACAATTCATTAAAATTGATAACCATTGAAGATGGTGCAATTGAATTAAATGTAGAAATAAAAGCTGATTTTAGTAAGATACCTGAAAAATATCACGAAGTATTTTTAAATATGTTTTCATCAAAATATGTAGGAACAACATCATTTGGAGATAATCCATTTAGTCTATGTAAACCCGCACCTAAAAGAAAATGGTATCAAATATGGAAGTAAAAGAAATGGTTAACGGCCCTCAACACTATGGGGGAGTAGACAACCCATACGAAGTAATTAAAGTATGTGAAGCGTGGGGATTAGACAAAGATGCTTACTTATTCAATGTAGTCAAATATGTTGCAAGAGCAGGTAAAAAAGACCCTCAAAAGGAACTGGAAGACCTCAAAAAAGCTGTATTTTACCTCGAAAGAAAGGTAAAAAACCTCCAAAAATAAATTTGGTAATGTGGAAAAATAGTCGTATATTTATAGTAATAAAAGATGAAAAAGTTATATTTAGATATAGGAATATCGCGATATAAACCTCAACTTTAAAAACAAATTTTAAACCTTAAAAACAAAAAAACAATGGACATTTCATTGGCTCTAAAGAGATTTAGCTCTTTACAAAACAACACTAAAAAGTCGGATTCAATCTTTAAACCGGCAAACGGAAAATCTCAAGTGAGAATCGTTCCTTACAAGTTCAACAAAGACATTCCTTTCATTGAACTTTACTTTCACTACAACATTAACAACAAGACTTATTTAAGTCCAATGTCATTTGGTAGACCTGACCCTATCGTTGAGTTTGCAGAAAAACTTAAAAGAACAGGTGATACCGATGATTGGAAAGCAGGTAAGAAAATGGAACCAAAGTTAAGAACTTTTGTACCAGTTATCGTAAGAGGTAAAGAATCAGAAGGAGTAAAATTCTGGGGATTCGGTAAGACAGTTTATCAAGATATATTAGGTTATATCGCTGACCCTGATTACGGAGATATTACAGACCCAAACACAGGTAGAGATATCGTATTAGAAGTAATGTCAGCAGAAGAGTCTAACGCATCTTATCCAACAACAACAATTAGAGTTAAACCTGCAACATCTAAATTAGCAGATTCTCCGGAAACTATCCAACAATTATTAGATGGTCAAAAAGAAATTACTGAATTATATCAGGAATTATCTTACGCAGAATTAAAGTCAGTTTTAGAAAATTGGTTAAATCCATCAGCAGCAGTTAATGATGAAATTGTTGAGGAATTAGAAGCACCAAAACCAAAAGCAGTAACACCAAAACAATCCGATATTTCGGTTGACTTAGGTGGAACATCTGATATTAGTGGTGACTTACCTTGGGAAAAGGAAGAAGCTCCTAAACAAAAGGATGATGTAGCATCAGCATTTGATGATTTATTTAACAATTAATAATTAGGTTACAATGGCCAAAAGAGAAGAGGATTTAGCAAGTATTCTTGCTGATTCATTAAACAAACAAAATAAGGATGGTAAGATTGCCTACTTTCTAAATGATGAAGGTGGTGATGCTCCTACCAATGTTAAAGATTGGATTTCAACTGGCAATGCTATGTTGGATGTTGCAATCT